AAAGAAGTGGATAAATTTGCTCTGACAAATGCGATTTACAACATGGATGCTGCATACCAGAAATTTTTTAAGGAACACGCAGGCTATCCGAAGTTTAAAAGTAAACACGATAATCGTAAGTCATATACAACAAATTTTACGCATGGCAATATAGCAGTAGATTTTGAGGAAAATAGAGTAAAATTGCCTAAATTAAAAAGCGTAAAAGCACAACTGCATAGAAAATTTATTGGACAGATAAAATCAGCAACGATATCACAGGTTCCGAGTGGAAAATATTATGTATCAATTTTAGTGGAAACGGAACATGTGGAATTACCACATACAAATCAAAAGATAGGAATAGATTTAGGCATTAAAGAGTTATGTATTACTTCTGCTGGAAAGAAATATGAAAATCCAAAAACCATCAGAAAATACGAAAAGAAACTATTGAAACTGCAAAGACAGTTAGCCCATAAAGAGAAAAGAAGTCAAAATTACTACAAAACAAAGAAAAAAATAGCATTGTGCCATGAGAAAATAACCAATACCAGAAAAGATTATCTGCACAAGATATCACATGAGATTATCAGCGAAAACCAAGTGATAATTTCGGAAAATTTGCAGATAAAAAATATGATAAAAAATCATTATTTAGCAAAGTTTATAAGTGATGCATCATGGTATGAGCTGACAAGGCAGTTAGAATATAAGGCAAGGTGGAATGGTAGGAAATATGTCAAAATAGATCCATTTTATGCCAGTAGCCAGTTATGTTCGGTCTGTGGTTATCAAAATACAGAGACAAAAAATCTATCAGTAAGGAAATGGATATGTCCTGCCTGTGGAGCAAATCATGATAGGGATATTAATGCAGCAAAGAATATACTGGAAGAAGGATTAAGACAAATAGCATAATAACAATATAGGGTAGGGACTACCCGAATTAACGCCTGTGGAGATAGTAGGTTACGAGGTCTATGAAACAGGAAGCTCATTGGCTTTAGACAATGGGTAGTTCACTGTGTAACATTACTGTTCTATGTATGTAGCACAGGGTAAGGAAGTGTTGTCCGGTAAAAGTCTACTTGGATTAATGCTTATAGACACAAATAAGCCACAAACACTTATTATCAGAGGTTTTTTCACTGATGATTATGTGGATAAATTTAGAAAATGGGAAATTAAGGAAGGGTGATTATATCCGATTTGGTAAGAAGATAGCAAGTTTATGGGTAATGTTAGGTATGATGTTTGGCTTTTCGGCTTGTGGAGAACCAAACATCTCCACCCCTGACACTGCAACACGAGATACAGCCACTAAAGATACGGCAGTCAAATCAACAACGCAACCTACAACCGTGCATGTCACAACAGAACCAACCACAGTAAAACCAACTGAGAAAACTAAAAAAGACAAGAAGAAGGTCAAAACAACCTTTCCTCCTACAGAACCGCCAACAGAAAAAGTTGAAGTTCAAGCAGAAACAAAAACTATTACAAAATCAAATAATACATATAACACATCGTCAGATGAGGTAGATTTGTTGGCAAGAGTAATTTATTGCGAAGCGGGTAATTGTAGCGAGTATTGTCAGTGGCTGGTAGGTTCAACGGCAATGAATTTAGCCGATAGCAACGGTGGATTGAGAGCAGTAGCTTTTGATTATAATACATTCAATGTGGCAGGTGTTCTTTACACGAGAGATCCGAGTGAGTTGTCTTATTCGGTTGCTCAAAGGATATTAAGTGGCGATAGGGATTATCATGTCAAAGCGTTCAGAATGAGTTATTATCATTCATTTGGGACACCGTATACAGTTGTAGATAATGTGTATTTCAGCAGTTATTAAAGGAGAAAAATAATGGCTATTAAATCAATTGTATTAGTTCTCGGAGCTTCAGGCTCTGGCAAGGATTATTTGGTAGATAAGGTTTGCAAGGAGTATAACCGCAAAAAGGTTGTATCTTATACAACAAGACCAAGAAGAGATAATGAATCTCTAAACTCACACATTTTTGTAACAGATGAGGAGTTTGATAAACTGACCAATATCGTGGCTTATACCGAGTTTAACGGTTACAGATATTGTGCAACTCAGCAACAAATTGATGACGCTGATTTTTACATAATTGATCCGAGAGGATTTGAAGATTTTAAGAATAATTATAAAGGCGATAAACTAATTGACTCTGTACTAATAGATTGTCCTGCTGTTGAAAGATTCTTGAGAATGAAGAAAAGATATAACGACAGCAAAACAGGAACTGTTAAAGCTATGGAGCGTATTATTAACGACCGTAAAGAATTTAAAGATATTGAAGAAAAAGTTGACTATGTAATCTCAAATCGCACTGAGGAAGATGTTAAAGACTGTGTGTTCTTGCTCCAAACAGAAGCTACAGAATGGGTGAACAAGTTTGTAGAAGGACAGTCAAAATATGACAAAGAGAAAATACGATGAAGTTAATAGAGGTGAATTAAATGATTGATTGTAATATCACTAAAAAACTATTTGAGTGAACAAGCTCGGATGACAAAATCAAGTGATGTTGGTGTGTGTCGTATTTCGTGTAATCATTGCCCATTGAGCAGATTTAATAATGACGAAGAAATGCTTTGCACTGAATTAGAATTAAGGCACCCTGAAAAGGCAATCGCAATTATACAGAAATGGTCAGATGAACATCCGCAGAGGACTTGTCTGAGTGAGTTCTTGGAACATTATCCAAATGTTCAGCTTTATGATACTGGGCTACCTAAAGGCGTATGTCCATATAATTTAGGACTGACGGACATAGATGATTGTGATAATAACTGCGTTAAGTGCTGGAATCAACCTATTGAGGACGGTGAAGAGTGATGGCAAGAGATAGCCTTGAGAAGTATGTTGATAGCGGAGTTTTTTCTCAAAGAGAATTAATGAAAGAGGTGTAAAAAAAATGAGAAGGTATGAAGCAGTTTATAATTCTGATGTGCTTGATGAAATCAAGAGTGGGGAAGATATCTTTTTGCTCAACAGGGCAACAAACAATGTTAGTTGGGTAAATGGTATGAATGTAGATAGCCTTGCAAAAGTTTTTAAGCACGACAATAAAGATAACAGATATGAGTTTTACAAGGAAGTGATAATAAATGAGTAAAGAAGAGAAACCAATCTTGAACTTGCAGAAGGGTTGTCCGTTTTGTGGTAACACGGACTTAGTTTCAGGATACAACCCGACTCAGAACGAGGTAAAAATTGCTTGCAGGGGTTGTAATTATTTTATTACTTTCAGAGTAGCACCGCCTATGTATGTGCCATATTTAGCAGAGAAAGTATGGAATTTAAGAGCCGACGAGGAAAAGCCGACAGCGGAGGCTATCTTATCAGAACTCAAGGATATTAAGTCATATGTAGCTGAACTGGCAGGATATAGTCTCGAAAAATGATAGACTCTGAAAAAATCAAAAAAGCGTTAGATGCGATGGATAACGCAGACCTGCAAAAAGAATATAACCCTATTGCAAGCCAAAAACATATGGAAATGATGTTGAAAACAGCAAGACCATATCTATACAGAAAATACAAGGAGTGTCAGAAAGAAAATGTCAAATAGAAGTTTGTTAGGTTGCTTAACAGCAATCGCATTAGTTGTTATCGCAGTTATTGCTGTTCCTGTGATAAATTTCACCAATGACCACACATACACCGTAACAATCACCGATAAAGAGCGAGTGACAACACAATCTGCCGAAGATAGCATCGACAGCAAATATCTTATTTACGGTGAAGATGAAAACGGAAAGACTTATGTTTTCGAGGACACAGATACATTGTTCAGATGGAAATTCAATTCGTCTGATGTTTTCGGTGCTTTAAAGGAGGGCGAAACCTACGAATTAACGGTTATCGGATTTCGTGTCCACATCTTCAATTGGTACGAAAATATTATTGATTTTAAGGCGGTGAAATAATATGTATCACGGTATCAAATACAAAGGCTTACGCTATAAACTTTTTTCTTTCCGTTGGAAACGAAAAAATCGCAATTGGAAGGATTGCCCGAAAAAACGCAAGGCAATGAAAAAGGATTGGGAAAGAAAGTGCAACCAATGATTGAAAAAGAATATATAGAGCGTGAAGCTGCACAGAAAATTTTAGCAGGTGATTACGCTTATAATGCCGCAAAATTGCTTGATACAGTACCTATTGCCGATGTACAGGAGGTTGTCAGGTGTAAAGATTGTATTTTTGGCAAATATGACGATGATTTAAATATGATTTTATGCAAACGAATTTACAACTTAAGCGACGGTGAGTATGTCTATAATGACTTAAATGATTTTGCAGTTACGGTGAGAGAAAGGATGGTAATGGCTGAATGGATAAAAGATTATGATTGTGATGGAGATTATTATTATTGCTCTGAATGTGGACATTATTTAGAACCGTATGAATTATTACCACATTTGATAATACCTAATGAATGTCCTGATTGTGGAGCAAAGATGGATAAGGAGTGAGCAAAAGGAATGGGGAAGATAAATGACGGTTTCTGAATTGTATCATTTGTTACAATATTTGGTGGCTGATGGGAAAGGTGATTATCAGGTTACTTGTGAAGCTTTTACTGTTGGCACTGACGATGACATCGAAATAGATAACAACAATAAAGAGATTTCATTTTGAAAGGTGGTGGTGTATATGCTTGTAAACAGCAACGCTGATAAATAATAAGTAAGTTAGGAGGAATTGAATGAAGCAATTTGAAAAAACAGTGTATGTCAGCCACAAATACGGTGGTGACAAAAACAATCTCAAAGAGGTTGAAGAAATCATTAGAACACAGCAAAAGAAACATCCGAATTATATGTTTATTTCACCGATACATATGTTTGGCTTTCTGTACAACGATATGTCTTACGAAGATGGGCTTGAACTTTGCCTGTATCAGCTTGCAAAGTGTGACGAAATATGGGTGACAGGCGAAAAATGGTACGATTCAACAGGTGTTATCAAGGAAATTGAGTACGCAAACGCACATAAAATTGATGTTTTATTCGTAACAAACGCAGAAGATAATCCACACAAAATTGAAGGTTCTGCTGATTACATTAGGGGTTTTGCTAAAGGTGTAAAACTTGGCAAAAAAGAATGGCAAGAAAACACGAGTAAAAAAAATAAAGTCGCATACATAAATGAAGATAACATTGTTCGTACATACATCTCTCATTTTCCTTTTTCTTTTGTTGTCAAATGCCCTTTCTGCGAGCTTGCACATAGAATCACACTTCACGATAAAAACCCAGCGAGAATATCTTGTAATAATTGCCATAATTTATTTGATTTTAGTAATCTTACATATGGTGATATTCTCTGAAAGTATAGGTGATTAAATGAAAGTAATTAAACGAGATGGTCGAGAAGTGGATTTTGACCGCAATAAGATTATTTCTGCAATTGGAAAAGCAAATAGTGAATCTCATATAAATCATGAAAAAACATTGTCTGATGATGAAATTAAAAATATTGCTACAAGAATTTATGATAAGCTCAGACGAAGTAAGCGAATTTATTCAGTTGAAGATATACAGGATTTAATTGAAGAATACATAGATAAATACGGTTGTTTTTCTTTGGTAAAAAGATACACACTTTACCGATACAAGCAGAGTCTAATCCGTAAGAAGAACACTACTGACGATGCAATCCTTTCACTGATTGATTTAAGCAACGAGAACATCAAACAGGAAAACTCAAATAAAAATCCCACTATCATTCCTACTCAGCGTGACTATATGGCAGGTGAGGTCAGCAAAGATTTGACTGATAGAGTTTTACTTCCTCAAGATATTGTTGAGGCTGACAGAGAAGGAATTATTCATTTCCACGATAAAGATTACTTTGCACAACATACTTATAATTGTTGCTTATGTAATCTTGATGATATGCTCCAGAACGGAACGGTTATCAGTGGCACTATGATTGAGAAACCACACAGTTTTTCAACGGCTTGTACAATTGCAACACAGATTATTGCTCAGGTTGCCAGCAGTCAATATGGCGGACAGAGTATCAGTCTTACTGCTCTCGCACCGTTTGTGAATATTAGCCGACAGCACATTAAAGATGAATTGAGAAGAGAGTGGAGTCAGTGTGGATTTGAAACTGACGAAAATAAGATTGCCGAAATAGCCGAAGAAAGACTTCAGAAGGAAATCAACAAAGGTGTTCAGACAATCCAATATCAAGTAGAAACACTTTTAACAACTAATGGACAAGCTCCTTTTATTAC